AGTGCTGGATATTTAGAATACGGCAAGGCATTAGGCGATTGGGGGTCAGAAGACTTCAGCGCCATAGATTCTGCTGTTACCGCAGCCAAAGCATATACACCATAAGGAAAAATAGACCGTGCAAATCAACCTAGACGAAAACGACATCAACATAATCTTAGCGATATTAGGCGATATGCCAAGCAAAACTGGGACGTGGCCCTTGATGATGAAGATCAAAGTCCAAGCTGACGCGCAACTCGTTGAGCCAGAAGAAGACGAAGAAGGCGAGGAAGAGACTGAAGAAGTCGTAAATGGCTGAGATTCAGTTTCAGATGCACCCGCTGCCGTCAGTGTTTTTGATGGAGTTGGACATCCCGACAGAGTTCGTTGAGTCCTGTAACGACTATCTTGATGAGCTAGTTACGCAAGACGATAAGGTCAGCGCAGCACATACGCTCGTAGGCCAGATCAAGACAGGCGAGCAGCTTGTCATGGATCACGAAGATCCAAGGTTGGCACCGTTTTCTAGGTTCTTGTGTGAGATGGGCGTGACGTATATCAACCAGTTTATGGCTCAATCTGGTCAGTCGCTGGACGGTAACAGAAACGTCGAGATGGATGAGCTATGGTCGGTGCATAGCTACGAGGGTGACTACAACCCGATCCATGACCACGGCACGAAGACTGTGATGGGCATTAGCTGTACGACATGGACGAAGGTGCCGCCCCAGATAGTGCAGGGGCCAAGACCGGGATCGCAAGAGTACGGGCTGTACAATGCCTCTGGTGAGTCAGATGGCTGTTTGTGCTTCAACTACGGGCAGAGCAGTACATGGGATAGAGAGCGGCTCAAGCCTACGCAGAACGTCGTAGTGAGGCCGCAGGTGGGACGGTTATATATGTTCCCATCATGGATGCAGCATATGGTGTATCCGTTTCAGGGGGAAGGCGAGCGAAGGACAGTAGCCGCCAACATCAACTGTTTTCCTGTAGAGGGTGAGCAAGATGGACATAAGCATTAGTGATACTGCTCAGATTAGTTGGAAGCAGATAGCGGTACAAAAACAAGAGCGGTTAAGAACAGGCGCTGAAGGCGAAACTGTCCGCGAGGCGGTGGAAACAATCATACCGACTATGTACACCAAAGAAGGTAACAAGGTAGAAGCGCAGCCATTAGCGCCTACCCAACGAGTGAATATATCGGTATGAGCGACAAAGGCGAACAAGCATTGAACGAAGTCAACGCCCATGAGCGAGAGTGTGCCTTGCGCTACCAGCGTATCGAAGAACGCCTTGCAGAAGGCTCTGCGAAGTTTAAGCACCTAGAACATCTTATTTACGGACTGTACGCATTGATTGCAGCGGCAGCATTGCCGCAGTTTTTCATGGGGTGACCCCCTATGGTGATTGAATCAATCGCAGCGGCCTCTGCCACCTTGTCGGCTATAAATGGTCTGATCTCTCAGGTTAACGAGACAGGGCAAGGTGTCCATCAAGTGATGGGCATGATCTCCGACTTTGGAGAGGGCATCACTGAATTTGAGGCTAGACGCCGACAAAGCACCTTCAAACCACTCACTCAGAATGAAATCTTGAAGCTGCAAATGCTAAAGAGGCAATATGACCGGCACTGGCAGTCAGTCCATGACCTCCTACTGGTGGCAGACCCGAAGCTCCTTGATGACTTTAAGGCCGCAAAAAAGCAACAAGAGCTTGATAGACAAGCGCACTTGAAGATGATTGCTCGTAAGAAAAAGGAGCGACAACACCTTATCCATCAGATACTCGTTGGCGCTACGACGTTGATAATTGGCGGCGCGATTGTCGCGATGGGTTTCACAATTATTTTAAGGGTGTACGGATGATAATGGCGTTTTTGCTAGTAGTGCTTGTTGAAGGTGAGCCGATTGCCGATCAGTTCTATTTTCGCAACATCCAGCGGTGCAATCAGTTTGCACAATGGGTCGAGTCGGGCAAGGTAGATCTGGTCAAAGATCGCAGAGTACAGCGACAAACCAATATCAGCGCGTACTGCATACCTAAGCGCATAAATCAAAACACAAAGACATACGACTGATGGCAGCAAAGAAGTTACAAGAAGGCTCTGAATACGCCGAATACGATACAGATGGCGATGGCGTTGTGTCGGACTCTGAGCTTGAAACCAGCCGTCAACTCAAAGAGTTAAAGTTGTCGAGTGAGAAGGCAGACGCACAAAGAGCAATGGCGTGGTTCGCTCTGCTAGGGATGCTTCTTTACCCTTCGTTGGTTGTTATCAGTAGTTGGATAGGTTTGGAGCAAGCGGCAAATCTGCTAGGTAATATGGCTCCCACATACTATGTGAGCACTGCCGCGCTCGTCGCATCCTACTATGGCGCGTCAGCTTGGCAGAATCGAGGGAACGGAAAATGAGTATTGTTGCATCGCTAGTTGGGCCGGTCACTGGACTGCTGGACAAGTTCATAGAAGACAAGGATCAGAAGAACGCTTTAGCCCATGAGATAGCGACCATGAGTGAAAAACACTCGCATGAGGCGCTCAAGGGCCAGCTTGAAATCAACAAGATGGAAGCGGCACATAAGAGCTTGTTTGTTGCTGGATGGCGACCCGCTATCGGCTGGATCTGCGCTCTGGGCCTGCTCTACAACACCATCATCGCCAACATAATCAGCATCTGGGTAGATGTGCCAGAGGTAGATACAACACTGCTTGTGCCCGTTATGATGGGTATGCTCGGGTTGGGCGCTATGCGTTCATACGAGAAGGTCAACTCCGTAGCACGGGAGAAGTAATGAGCAAGCTAGTCGAAATGATTAAGCGCCATGAGGGTGTTAAGTCAAAGGTTTACCTATGCTCCGCTGGCTTTGAGACCATAGGCGTAGGCAGAAATATCTCAGAGTCTGGCCTTGGGCTATCTGACGATGAGATTAATTATTTACTGGCAAATGACATAGAGCGAGTAAAGGGAGAGCTATCTGAGACTTATTTCTGGTTCGTCGCTATGAACGAGGCTAGACAAGATGCCATGATCGACATTTGCTTTAACCTTGGTCTGACCAGATTACGAGGGTTTGTGAAGGCACTTACCGCCATGAGTCGAGAACAATTTGATGTAGCTGCTGACGAATTTATGGACAGCAAATGGGCGCAACAAGTAGGCATGAGGGCTGTGAGGGTAACCGAAATGATTAGATCTGGGGAGTATCAGTAATGGGTTTATTTGATCGAAATATGCAGACTGGCGCTAATGCTCAACAACTAGGGTTTGCGCCTCCCGCTGCACCGGCAAATTCTTTCACCCCGCCCGGACTGCCTGTTGGCTACGGTCAGATGCAGGGTCAGCCTCTCCTCTCAAGAAACCCTAACTATGGCGTTCCTACAGGCATAGCAGCATTGCTTGGCGGTCAAAACCCTATGGGCGCTCCACAGACCGGAGCTTTGCTAACACCTCAGCAGGCAGCCCCAAATCCTATGGAGGGTATCAATCCTCTCACAGGCCAGCCTTTTCAGACGTTTGATGCTGGCGTAACAACTGATGCCATAACGCAGGGCAGGCAAGCTGAAGAGCAGCGTCAGCGAGACATGCTTATAGCAGCCCAAGAACGCGCTGCGGCAGAGCAAACAGCTACAGAAACAGCCGCTCAAGTAGAAAGAGATAGAGTTGCAGCAGAACAAGCTGCGATTGCACAAGCAGAACAAGACCGTATAGCAACTGAACGCGCTGAGAATGAGGCTCTTGCTATAGCAGAGAGGGAACTCATAGCCGAGAACGCTAGAAAAGAAGCAGAATCTGACGCAAAAGAAACAGCAAGGCAGAAAGCGGAAGAAGTTGCTCGCCAACGGCGCGATGATATCGTTGCAGGCAGATTTGATCCTACAGACATGGATCAATTTGGTGGTGAAGGCCAGATGTATGGTGGGCCTGCGTTTCGCCCATCAACAAGTATGGGTGGTGAAAAGGGTGGCGGCATAGGTCAAATAATGACAGGCCTCCCAAATCAAACAGTTTTTAGAGAGCAGCAAACAGAACCCTATATAGGTTTAATGGGTAATGTAATAGACCCTGTCGCCAAAAGACAGGAGCGCGAAGCTGAAGAGGCTGCTAGACAAGCTAGAGCCGACGCTGCTGGCCCCAGACTCGACGTAGGCATGGGAGAAGCACTGGGTGGAATGGGTGGCATGTTTAGCGGAGCCATCCCCGGCCTTACGCCGGAGCAAATAGAAAACATCAAGCAAGCTCAAGAGCAAAGACGGGCTTCTGGTCAAAGCGGATTCTTGGGTAAACTTGGCGTAACTAAAACAGACCCAATAGCTGATATAGGCAGCATGGGTGGGGTTGGCGGCATGATGGGCGGCATTGGCGGCATGGCTGACCCCGAGGCCATGGAGCTAGTTAGGCGGCAAGTTGCCGCTGTACAGCCTCCTCCACAAGCTTCTACGCCTAAGCCCGCTAAAAGTGTAGGTAGGAGTAAGGGGAGACGAAAGCCTGTGCCTCCAAAGCCAAACACCGAGACCGTAAAGAAAAAACGCAAAGCACCGACCACTAGGTCGCGTAGGCGCAGACGTTAAATATGCCTCTCAGCAAGATAAAATTTGCTCCCGGCGTTAACAAAGAAGGCACAGAGTATTCTGCTGATGCTGGATGGTTTGATGCTGACAAGATTCGATTTAGGCAGGGCAGGCCTGAAAAGATTGGTGGATGGGAGAAGTTTTCTGAGACTTCCTTCTTAGGAGTTTGCCGGTCAATACATGACTGGTCTTCTTTAGAGTCCATACGTTACATAGGCCTTGGTACGCATCTTAAGTTCTATGTAGTGTCTGGTGATCTGTTCAACGATGTTACGCCGATAAGGCTAACTTCTGGCGCTGGCGACGCAACCTTTGCAGCAACCAACGGCTCTTCAACAATTACGGTTACCGAGAATTCTCACGGTGCAGTGGTCAACGACTTCGTTACCTTCTCAGACGCAGCGTCCTTGGGTGGCAATGTAGTCGCAGCGGTCTTAAATCAGGAGTATCAGATTGCTTCTGTGCCTACGACCAATACGTTTACCATTGTGGCGAAAGACACCAGTGGTGCAACTGTAACCGCTAACGCAAGCGACACTGGCAATGGCGGCAGTTCAACGGTAGCGGCCTATCAAATCAATACTGGCACCAACGCCTTTGCTACAGGCACTGGTTGGGGTACGTCAGGATGGGGTGTAACTGCGTTTGGTAGCGTAAGTAGTATCTCCTCAGCAGGTCAGCTAAGACTTTTCAGTCAAGACAACTTTGGAGAAGACTTAGTATTTAACCCCCGTGGTGGCGGCATTTACTACTGGGATGAATCTTCAGGTACGGGCGCAAGAGGGGTAAACGTATCTACTTTAGCCGGTGCCTCTAACGTCCCAGAGATTGCTCTGCAAGTCATGGTTAGCGATATAGATCAGCACGTTATTGCTTTCGGGTCTAATCCTATTGGCTCTAGTCAGATTGACCCGCTTTTTATTCGGTTCTCTGATCAGGAAAACGCAACAGACTGGACTCCTACAGCCACCAACACGGCTGGCGGCGTAAGAATCAACTCAGGATCTCAGATCATTGGCGCGGTTCAGGGCAGGCAAGAGATACTGGTATTTACGGATGTAAGCTTGCACTCCATGCGGTTTGTTGGCGCACCTTTTACATTCCAGTTTCAGACCGTAAGCACTGACATATCCATGATTAGTCCTAACGCAGCGGTCAACGCTAGGGGTTCCGTCTATTTCATGGACAAGGGCGGCTTTTATGTCTACAACGGCTCTGTGCAACCTCTTCCGTGTTCTGTAAAAGAATATGTGTTTTCCAACATTAACGAAGATCAGTTCTTCAAGGTTTTTGCGGCAGAAAACAACGCATTCTCTGAGGTCATCTGGTATTACCCAATAGGTTCTGGTGACACAGAAATAACCAACTATGTCAGCTATAACTACGCAGAAAACCTGTGGAGTGTTGGCACGTTAGTTCGTGGAGCATGGCGTGGCGCTGGCACAAGAAACAAGCCTTTAGCTACGTCAGTCATTACAGATACAGATAACAACTACCTGTACTCTCATGAAGTCGGCTTTGATGACGATGGAAGCCCAATGACCGCTTATGTGGAAAGCGGCGACCTAGAAATAGAAGAGGGCCAGCGGTTCATGATGATCAGTCGGGTCATACCTGACTTTGCTTTCAGCGGAACAACCTCTGATGCGTCAATAGATATGACGATCAAGGGCAAAGACTTCCCGCTGGGCAGTACCAGCACCCTTGCAACAGCAACGGTCACATCGTCTACAGATCAAAATCATATCAGAGCTAGGGCTAGGCACCCTATTGTCAGGCTCGAAAGCTCAGGCTCCGGCTACGGCTGGCGGCTTGGTGATCTGCGTTTTGATATACGCTCAGACGGGAGGCGCTAATGGCTGGCACAAGAACAACTCCTCTGCCCATACCAACACCTGAGTATGATCAGCAAGAGCAGGGGCTAACAAGACGTACCCTAGAGCTTGCGATGGATCAGATTGAAAATGATGTGGTTCTTGCTAAGACTCAA